TGCTGCCTAGAAGTCATTGCCCGTTTACCAATAACACCGCCAATGCCGCCAACAATCAATAGAACAATATCGTTCAGCATCTTTGTATATGCCTGGTCAATGGGGGCCATTGATTTGATTGGCTGAGTGACAAAAGTCACTGAGTACAAAAGAGAAATCACGATAAAGAAAAGAATCAGGGTGACGGCCAGCACCACAATGCTCCAGACCCTGACCTCGATCTCTTCAGTTGTTAGGTTTAACTTCGTCAACTTTTTTCTCCAAGATGGGTGCTACCAAGTATTCTGGGCAAGTCTGAGTAAATAGGCATCTAGGCTTCTGGCACTCAGTTGCGTGAAAATTGTCAGGATTCTGGCACTTATAGCGATAATTCTCTTCGCAGCCAGTCAGCAATAAAAGAAGCAATAGATATCTCATTTGCCTAATCCTACCTTACCAAGCAGTAAATTGACAATTTTGTCAGATAAGTCATCTGGCAAGAACTTTAGAAAACCCAAGAAATAAAGTGCCACGCATCCATAAACGAATATCTTGAGGCACATATCAAAGGTCTTCTGATACTCATTCACCGACCACACCTTCTTGTTGTCTCACAGAATGTCATCAATTCATTCACACCGACAAAGACCAGAAACAAGACAAAAGCACAGCCGCCAATGATCATGGCCAGCTCGTTCATCTCTTGTTCTTTTTCTTTGGCTTTCTTATCTGCGGCTTTCAATGCGCTCAATTCTTTGGCATCGGCCAAGTCCATCTCGGCCTGCCTGGCTTTAATCTTCTGCCATACGTCAATTTTTCCAGTTTGCATAAAGAGCATTTTTAGCTCTTCCTCAAAGGCTCTGGCCTGCTCCAGTGCCATCTCAATCTGCAAGGCCGTTCCCATGTTGGACCCCTTGCCAGACTGTTTGGCTTGAAGCATGGCCTTGGTGGCCACAGACTTGGCATCGAAAAGTTTGCCAATCATTGGCGCGAGTGAGCCAAGGTCTTGGGCAACACCTGCTGCCTTCTTGACCATGCTGATGGCGCTTTGTATTCCCGCCAGGGCTGTAATCGGATCGATCATTTCTTTTCTACCTTTTTCCATTCAAGGCAAACAACCCTCCGATTGTAGACATCACCAGTCCATGTCCACTTGGTGCATCGATATTCGGCAGCAGCTGCTAGTAAGACCAGAGCATAGATCATGGCCACATCAAAATGATGACAAAACTACCCCAAATGACAAAGACAGTGATGCAGACCGCGGCAATGAGTGCCACGGCCCAGTCTTTCATAGCCCCAACATTTTTTTCACAAATTCGGCAGCCACCCCTGGTCCAAACAAAACCGCGGCAATCACGATATAAAGCAGATATTCAATCTTTGTCATGCGCTTTGAGCCAGCGGCAAAACTTTGCTGAATGTCCTCGTATCTTTCAGCACAAATGGCCTCATGCACTGACAGTTTGGCTTCTGTCTCACTGATCATTTTGTCTGTCATGGTGCATCAGGCCAAGTAATAGTCCAAGGGAAACCACTCTGCAAAGGAACATCTCTCAATGCTTGGCAGTAGTCTTTCCACTCTTGTGATGGAGTCATATCGCTACGAAATCTCCAATCAGTTTCAGCTAACTTAGTGTCACGTTCAGCACGAACTTCAACTGCTTTACGGGCATCAGCACCAGCAACATATGCCGCTTCTTCTGCATCTCTTATTGCTTCTTCCTCGGCAGTAAACGGAATGTTGCCTTCTGCCGTTGTGTGAAATCTTGCCATGATTATTCCTTAACTGTTTGCTATACCATAAAGTCGAAATTGTCCTGATGCAATATTTCCAGTGTTAAAAAAGAACCGAACTCCAGTCAGTGCATCAGTGCCGCTATTTGACGCATATCCAACAGTACCCGTTGAGACATTGTTGTTTAGCCTGCCGGGAGCAAGTTTCCAATCAAGTACTTTTTCACTTGCGGTATCAGATGGAAAATACACAGTCATTACAAAATTTGCCGACCTTGACGTAGACATAGTACCGGTCATTTGAATTTGGTCTGCACCGGTGTTGGCATCTCCTGTATAACCACCACCATTTGCAGCTTGGCTCTGCCTATGAAGTGCATAATTTTCACCGTTGTCATAAGCACCACCAATTTTTAATCGGCAAGTAAGAAAAGCAGCGGAGGCACAAAAAACCCCCGTACCAATTATCAAGTACGCACGATAGGTTGAGCTAAAAGTAGTCTCTACATCAACAGTTGCTGATGCGCTTGCCGTAATAGTTGAAAGCAAAGTTAATGCGCCAGCACTAGCGGCCACCCAAGTAGGTGCGCTTGCTCCATTACTTTGTAAAAAGAAACCAGAAGTACCAGCCGTATTAACAGCAATTGCTGTACCTGTGCCATAAGCCACCCCTCCAGCCGTTGCCGTTGCAGATGAATTTGTACCACCATTGGCAATAGGAAGTGTTCCTGTTACGCCTGTAGATAAAGGTACATTTGTAACTGTATTATTTGACGCATTTATGGTCTTGTTTGTCAGGGTTTCTGTACCTGTCAAAGTAGACAATGTTCCCGTTGTTGGGAATGTGACGTTCGTTGTGCCTGTCAGAGTCCTTGTGTAGGCAAAGTTGCCAGAACCTGTCACAGTCATAGCAGCATTGTTTGCTACCCCTGTGCCGCCATTTGCAGGGGCCAGTGTGCCTGCTAGGGTAATTGTGCCGGATGATGCGACTGGGCCACCGCTTGTAGTCAGTCCAGTTGTGCCGCCCGATACATCCACACTTGTCACTGAGCCAGAGCCTGGTCCAGTGAATGCAATTTGAATGGACCCAGCGCCTGGGGTGATGGTCACGCCAGACCCAGCCGTCAAAGATGCCTTGGTCAAAGTGTTGCCGGTGCTGTTACCAATCAGCAGCTGGCCATCGGTGTAGCTTGTCTGGCCAGTGCCGCCATTGGTCACTGCCAAAGTTCCTGTGATGTCAGAAGTATTAACAGCAATTGCATCCCATGATGCGTTTGTGCCATCGCTTTGCAGATACTTGGTGTTAGCAGATGCTTGTGATGGCAAGAGATTATTCAAGGCAGCCTGTGCAGTAGAAGCACCAGTGCCACCATCAGCCACAGCCAAATCGGTAATGCCAGTAATTGAGCCGCCCGTAATCGCCACATTGCTTGATGTGAGTGGGCCTGTCACCCCTGCCGTTGCTGTGACTGCGCCAGTCAGTGTCGATGTCCCTGTCACCGCCAATGTCGTGCTTGCTGTGATTGCTTTAGCCGCCAAGGTTGTGTTTGCTACTGTGGCAGTTCCTGTGGCAGCGCCAATGTTCACAGCAGTCGCTGCACCGGCCAAGTTCACAGTGGTCGCTGTGGTGTTGACCAGGGCAAATGTTGTTGATGGTGTCGTGAGTCCCGTAGTGACAGCTGGCGAGGTTAGGTTTGTTGTGCCTGTGGCCGTCAGCGTACCCGCGACCGCCAAGGTCTTGCCAGCGCCAACATTGAGGCCAACACTTGTGCCAGTGCCGGCAGCTGCAAAAATTGCATCGACCAAATCAAGGTCTGTGTTGACCTTGGTCCCCCAAGTGTTTGAGCTTGCGCCAACTTCTGGCTTGGTCAGCAATAGGTTTGTGGTTGTGGTATCTGCCATTTTTAGTCCTTAACCAAAAGTTTTTGCGCGGATTAACAGCTTGCCGCCAGAGGTCGAGCCTCGGTCATCGGCCACTTGTAAGTCATTTAATGCGCGTTCATAAAGAGTCGCCCACACTTGAATTCTCGCATCATCTTGAAGATATGGCGCGGCCTGCAATAGCGCTCCATAAAGATATATATCAGAACTCGATGTCAAAATAAAATTGGTTGCAACACTTGCAGACAGTTTATTAAGGTTTGCAAAGTACACAATTTCTGCCGTGTAGGATGCATCTGGTGTTGGCACAAAACGAAACTCAGTGCCGACCACGCCAAAAAACTTTGGCCTGCCACTGCCTGTAAATTTTGTTGATTCTTGGTCTAAGGCATCCATTGTCATAAAAGACATGGGTGTGTCTGGATTTGTGCTGGTCAATTTAAATGCTTTGACTTCTAAAAAGTCAGCAGGGGTTGTTTCAAACTCTCCATCCACTGTCAAATTTGACCTAGTCAGCATTTGCCTGGTGCGCAGTGTTCTTTCAATTTGCGCCTCGGCCAGAGAGATAAAGTCAGGAATGGCCGTGGTCAGGTCCGACCGATTAAGCCAGTCGCCAATGGATGTCTTCAGCTCTGTATAGGTTGTCAGTGCCATTATTGGGCCTCTTTTTCCATCTCTTCTTTCACAATCCAAGTGTGTTCATGGCGAAACTCAAACGTGCCAATGTGGCCAATTTCCTTTGAGACATCATGGTCGATGTAGACTTTGTAACCCAGCTCTTGAGCTTTCTTACAAAAGAACACATCCTCACCCATGTAGCCTCTGGTGGTCTGCCATGGCATATCAAACCATGGCTCACTCATGCCCTCAAACACCTCGCGCTTGATCAGCATTATGCCTGTTCCAATGCTTCCCACCTCTTCGATTCCAGTC